CTGAATTTCGCGTTCTTAGCGTCTTCAATAGAGCGATTTATAGTGGTTTCCAATTGGTCCGTAGACCAATTAACCTATTAGGAGAAATTTCTCCCTACGAATGGAACTTCACTGTTACTGATTCTTCAGAATTGGTAAACATATACGTCATCTTCAATGTACTCTTTAGTTCATCGACAGATGCATCTGATACTAACTCAAGCGACCCTTGTTGGCCCAAATGTATAGTATCTCGCTTTACTAACAAATGCTTTCCTGCATGTGTTTTCCAGCGGATTGAATGCGTGTCTCCGTCTTTCAACTGCTTTTCGTATCCTTTCAAATCGATTCTCAAAACATACTGCGGTGTGGGTTGGGATTGATGTGCCTCTTGGTTTATAGGACTTGTTGGGATGTCGTCATTATTGTCGTTACCTTCATCATTGTCTTTCAGAGTCTCACTCGATACTTGTGGTGTTACTTCAGTGTCTTGTATGGCTTGCAACTCTTCTCCTGATTCAGATGCTTCAGCTTCAGATTCACTTTCAGCGCTTTGCGCTATATCAAGGTGATCTAGGCTTTTAAAGTCAGATAATGCATTCTCGGCCCTATGACTTTGACCTCTACGAAAATGTTCCCGATTATGCCCGTGCTACAGGACATCATCAGTGACATGAGGGGTCTATCAGATGGTACAGGCCTTATCTGCATCGACATTGTATTGCTTGGTATGACTTTAAACTCAATCTCTGCGCCATAATTGTAGGCGTTCGATTTGTGATAGAATCCGTTCGGTAACATTGATGCTGTATCCAATGTCATTCCCGCCTTTTGTGAACCTTTCAAGCCAATTTTAAAGATTGCGTTTGCCTGGTCACATACGAATTTGCCAGTTATGCTGACCAATTCGAGTGTGCCACAACCTTCAAATTCACTGCTTAGCCATTGATCGATGGTCTGATCTTTAGCCATTTTCTCGCTGAAACTCAAAATCACAATGTCGTTCTCTGGTGCGCTCGTTCCCCCTGCAATCACAGGCGCTGGTGCGCTCTGTGTCAACTGCTCCGTGACTTCTTTCTTCAGATCCATAGTATTCGCACAGTCGTTTGTTTAAAACACACCTTGGGACATTAAAGCGAGTGCGTTTCCAAAATCCGTTTTCGGACTGGAGGTCACTGCTTCTCCCAGTGCGCGTGAGGCATCTAAATAGGCTCCAATGGAGCTTGATTCCTCAAACAATTCAACTGCCGTCAACTCTTGTACTTCACCACTGACTTGCAATTTTGACCAGTCGATGTGTGCAGATATTCCGCGCTTCTTCAAATTAAAGAATATGCGGGTTATTATCTGATGGGCTTCTTGTTCATCTTCGTCTAACAACTGGAGGTGCTCTCCTTTGTTGTAATTGAAGGCCATTAATTGGTAATAACCCTCTGTGGCATTCTGTGCGTCTCCCATACTTATCTTTGCGAGATATCTTCGCAACAATATTATGGGGTCCTTGAACAGCCTGCCTTCTTTCACGATGAATGAACAAAAGTCTCCTCTGGTCGACCGATACCGCTTGTCGGTGGTTGGATCTAGGTGCTGTAGTCTTTTATACTCCTCCTTCATGTTCCCACATAGTCGTCTCATGATGTCATCACCACCACATGCCATTGGCAATCCTTGTGGTATATCATACATTGCACATTCCCTTGCCGTCGAGGAAGTGGTATTCAGCAAATAAGTCCAGATCTCCCCCGAGTCGGTCATTATTGCCATGATCTTTGCCCCCAAAGCCTTTTCGAACTTCTCAGTCCTGAACTTCTCTACGAATGGTTCTGGCACTCCGAACCAATTCATCAAGTTCTCGAAGAATCGAATTGCCCATCCTTGCACTGCTTGATCCTGACCCTTTTGGTCATTCATCTCGAGCTCTTCACCGGGCACGATGTTCTGGGCCACCCAGGCCTCAAAGTCTTCCGGGGTCCTCATTGCATGGAAGTACCACCACTCGGGTTTCATAGCCATAATCTTATGTAACAAATAAATACCATATGGTCCGTGCTCGAATAAATACCTGTCTGAATGGATCATTACAGGTTGGCCTGCTTTGGCCGCACTGTGTATCCTTTCCTTCAACTTGTACTGCATCTTCATGGTGAGGGTCAACCTGAAATCTGGGTCGGCCCTGTTGAGACTTTGCTTCTTCATTTTCATGGTCCTGTCGGCCCTTCGTTCCTGGAACATCACCTGCGCTTTCTCGTAGAAGGAACTGTCCCACGGAACAGGGGTCTCCCAGGCCATATACTTCCTGAAAGCATTCCAACACAAGTCTCCGAATGGGGTCTGGTCCCTGTAATTGTCCCGATTTTCCTCAATGGTGGCGAAAGAGATCCTCTGCTTTATTGCTGCTAGGAAGGTCGCATTGTCCGTCGCTTTCTGGATCAAACCCCAATTAGCCATCTTTGGATCATATTCGATGGCCTCTTGTGTCCTTGGATCCTTCTGTAACTTCCTGTGCGCCTCTCGTCGTGGTAAGCCTGTCTCCTTCACCAATTGCCTCATCACCTCTACTGCGTCCTTCCGCCGCTGAGGTGTATCCGGCAATTGTTGTGAGTACTCCTTCA